CGCAGCCATCCGGGATGCGGACTGGATGTCGTCACCCAGATCCTTGAGGGAAATGAGATCGCGGATCGCCGGCGCGAAAGCGGAGATCCCGCGGACTTGGTCCACCTCGCGCGGGTCCATCGTGAGCATGCAAGACTGCACCGGAATGTCCCGGTCCTCGGAGCCGCTTTGGTCCTCCCCGAGCACCCGGTAGGCCACCGCGCGGTTCGTGCGCGAAAGAATCACCCCGTTGTAAATACGGAGCCCCCGGTAGCGGCCCTCAGTCAGAATGCCGTCATCCCCGCGGGATCCGATTTGGTGCCAGGGCACCTGTTGCAACTGCGGGTAGCCGGTGGACGCGGTCGTCAGGATCGTGAGCAGATCCCCTTCGCGGTCGATCGCCGTGGATTCCAGCCGCAGCCCCTCCCACCACGATTTCCCGTCGAGGTAGGCGATCTGGAACCAGTCCAGAAGCATCGCCTCCGCCTGTTTGCCCCACTCCTTATCGGCCCCAACGAAAATCGGTCGCATCGCCATCCCGACGGACAGCATGCTCTTCTGGTCAATCGCGGCATTGACCATGCCGTTGTTCCAGTACAGTTTCCTCGCCGCCGAATTCACCGTTCGCCACTCGCCAACAGTGAGTTCCTTGCTGATGCTCTGGGTGTGGTTGCGCCACCACGGTTCCGTCCACACGCCGCCCTCCACAAGTCGCTGGCGCCGGTAAGCCCCGCCAGTGTTTGCGCCCACTTTGGGAGTCGCAAAGCCCGCTAGTTTTTTAAGTTTATCGAAAAGACTCATATAAAATAAGCCTGAGTCCGGCGCACCGGCCCGTTGATCCCGGCGGCTTTGTAGTTAAGTGCCTGCTGCGCCAGCATTAACACGTCCAGCGGCGAGAGCGTCCCGTTCACGTTAAACTGAAAACTGGCGCCGTCGATAGCGCTGGAAACCAATGTGGATTTGCCCGCGGACACGAGGTCAAACTTCTGAGAAATAATCGCGCGGAGCTCTGCCACGTCGCGCGTTAAAAATACTTGCAGGAGAAGTTTTTGATCCGGTGCCATCTAATTATGAGCCCCGCGACAAGGAAAAACCCCGGACATGCCACACGGCAGCCGGGGTCTCTTTTTTCCCACATTCAAACTCCCGCTAAGAGGTTTGTTGTGAAATTGCAGATTAATCTGCCGCGGCGGGTTCGTCAACCTCCGGCGCGGTGCTCGCCATGTCCGGCAGGATTCCAAGGATCTGCGCCGCCAGCACGTTCATCGCCTCCGCGTCCCACATATGGTTCGGACGCCCGGTCGCGGTCCAGCGGAGCCGCGTTTTCTTGGTCCGCTTGTCCACTGTCGCGCGCTTCCGCTCCGAGTTAAGGTGCCTCACATATTCCGGCGGAGCATCCTGCGGGAATTCCCACACCGGCGAACCCGTGTTTCGAAGGTTTGCTAGGATGTCTTTGATGGGATCCGACGCCCAATAGAAAAACGTCACAAACACCCGCTTCCCCGCGGCATCGCGCGTCGTCGGCGCCACCACGCGGTCCGGCGCGGAGTAATATCGCCGGATCGCCTTTCCATCCTGCCCGCGCACCGTGAAATGGTCCTCCGCGCGCCCCACGAGCGCGGTCCACCCGTATTTTGCGCACGTATCGTAAACCCGCCCGTGAAACGAGTTCCCGGCGTCCAGCAGCGTCCGCTTGTCGGGCACCTTCAGCCGGGTCTGGATCTCCCTGAGCTGGTCCACTGTCAGAATTTTACCCGCCCAGAGCAGCCGAGAGTGCCCGTTTTTCAGCCAGCACCGGACGATTCCCCAGTAATGGTCCTGCTGGCAGTCCACGGTAAAAACGCGCGCCGCTTCATCTGGCATCGCACGCCCGTCCTGCCATTCATTCACAAAATACTCCGACGCCTCCAGTTCCAACGCCGGCAACTCCTCTTCGATTTTCCAAGGTTCGGCGAGCCGTTGCATCCGAAAATCCTTCGTCGGTTGCAGCACCCCGAGGTGCCGCGCATCGGAAGCCTGGCACCACTGAATCACCAGATCCGCCCACCGGATCCAGTAAACGCTTTGCGCCGAAACCCGACGGGAGCGGTAGCCCTCGACGTGGTCGTTGCCCTCGCTTCGCCACTCGCTGCGCTGAGTCAGAGCCCGGCGGGCGGCGGTGGTGTCCGGCGTGACGTGCCCGCAGTGGGGGCACTCGTGCCGCACCGTTTTCACGAGCGCGCCCCAGTTCCACTCTCCGTTTTCGTTTTTAGCCTCGTCGTATTTAATGTCCGTCCACGCCGGTTTCACCCATTCCTCGCACGCCGGGCACCGGTGGCACCACTGGAATTCCTCCCCGCTCCTCCACTCCTCGGTGAGTTGGTGTGGTTCCTCGTAAGACTGGGAGGTCAGCAGCGCGTAGCCGTTCCACCGGTCGTGGAGCCGTTTTTTGAACTGCGTGATGAGGTCGCTGTATTGCCAACACTCATCCAAGAAAAGCACCTGCACGGATTTTTCCTGAGCGTTGGACGTGTTCGCGCCCCCAAGCATCAGGGGCATGTGCGGGAAATAAATCCCGTCCTTTTTGACGTGGTGCCGGTTGGATGGCATCAGCCCCCGCAGCGGTTCGCACGCGCCCAGCACGGGTTTCAACCGCGTTTCCATCCACTCAGCGCTGGTCGCGTCGGTCTGAGTGATACTCAGCATCGGCCCAGGTTGCTGCGCGACGGCCCAGCACACGAGCGCCTCCAGCGCGGTTGATTTGCCGGCGCCTGTACACGCTTGGACGAAGGTCTGCCGGCACGCCGGATCCACGAAGTCGTGAAACACCGCGTTCCACCACGGCGCCGTGTGCCGGTCGAAATGCGTCGAGCGCGACGAGTGTGGGAAGCGGACGTGCTGTTCCATCCAGTCCAGCGGATCGCCGGTGTAAGCCAGTCGGATCCCGCGTTGGGCGCCGTCAGCAAGCGGGTTCATAAAGAAAAAAGCTCCGCTTGAGGTTTCAAACACGCCGGCGAAAACCAAATCCGTTCTCGGTCTTCTGCGCCTTGGTATCCCCCTTTTGCGTGCCATTCAACACACTCCCATCCGGGCAAATCGTGCTCGCCAGAATGTCCGCAGAGCGCAATTCGCAGCGCTGGATTTTTCTGATTCTGCAAACACCATTCGCGGACTGTTGCGCTTATTTCTCTGCCGTCGTTTGCGTAAACCGGCTTTGTTTGGGAATAAGGCGGATCCAGCAAAACCCCACAAACTCCGTTTCGGGTCATGGTGCCAACAGAGCAAATTCTCTCCCAATCCCCACAAGTAATACGCGCGCCCTTTAGTTTTTCAGCCAGCGCAAAAAACCAAGGTAACAAACGGGCACCCTTCCCGCCGTCACCCAGATGCGGAAGCTTCTTATTCACACCCTTCCCGCCGTTGCCCAGATGCGGAAGCTTCTTATTCACACCCTTCCCGCCGTTGCCACAAACAAGCGCCGGTATCCCGTCTTCATCAGTTTCAGCGTGCCAAGGACCAAACCCAGCACACCAACCGCCTCCAATCCAAGCGCACGCGCCCCACGCCCACCATCCCGCTGTTCTGAGTTCAAAGTAATCAGGGTCCGCCATCAGCCGCGCGTTAAGTTTCGGCAAGTTATTCACAAGCCACAAGTGGCGCGCCGTTAAATCGGTTTCGCAAACCGGCCAATCAGCCGCACCCGCAACAGCCTCCGGGTCTGCCTGCATTGCCCTCCAGAAGTTGGAAATGTTTCCGTCCTTGTCGTTCAACGCGGCCCAGCCATCAAAGATTGCCGGTCGATTCAGCCAAACGGCGGCGGATCCCAAAAAGGGTTCAACGTAATTTCCAAGCACGCCAAAGCGCGACCAAATCAAATCGGCAGCGCGGCTTTTCCCCCCGAACCACGGAAACGGTGCGGTAATCATAGAGCAAAGAACCCTTCCCGAGCGTTTGCCTTCAGGAGCTCAATCCGCCCCCGGAGCTTCGGTTGGATCTCCGCCTCCGTCAGCCCGGCGAGTTGCCCTGGCAGGTCCCCCACGAGCGCGTCCAGTTCCGAGCACCACACCGCCACCACGCGCGTCGCGGTTTCGCGCATCTCCTCCGCAGATACCAACTCGCCCTTTTCCCGCCCGATGATAATCGAAAGCCGCTCGATTTCTTTTCGCAGTTTCAGCGTCCGCGTTTCCTGAAAGCCCATCGCTTGGCTGATGACGCTTTCCGCCGACGGCCCCCGCGGTGCAGCCGGTGCTGGCGTCGGCGTGGCTTCGGGTTCGGGTTCCGGTGCGGGTGCAGCCTGCACAGGCGCTGGCAGCGGGATCCGCACGCGGCCTCTGGCGTGCACCTCGCGCCACTGGTCCATCTCCTCCAGCGTCCACTCGCGGTTAAACCCGCGCCGCTCCCATCCTTGGATTGCGCCGGGGGTCACCCCGTAGCGCTCGGCGCATTTTCTGTGAGTCATCGGCATTCTTTGCCTGTATAGGCAAATAATACACGGCTCAACTCAATAATACAT